CCGCTTTTGGTAAAACCAAAATCGCGCTGGTCGTGTGGGACTATAACGGATCGTGTCCATGAACTCCGAGTCACGTTCCCTAAACCGGGGAGCCGCTTTCGGTTTCTAGCTTTGACCGACCTCCACTGGGACTCAGCGCACTGCGACCGAGCCTTCTTAAAAAAGCATTTGGATTATGCACTCGAAGAGAACGCCCCGGTCGTGATCGTGGGCGATCTCTTTGACGTTATGCAAGGCAAGTACGACCCGAGGGCCGACCCGCAAACGCTCAGGCCAGAGCATCGTGGCAGTAATTACTTCGACCTAATCAGCGCAACAGCGCTTGAATGGTTTAAGCCTTATGCCTCGGTCTTAGCTTTGATTACACCAGGGAATCATGAAGCCGCAGTGATTAAACGAAACGAGATCGATTTGATCGACAGACTTACTCACTCGCTGAGAACACAGCATAAAAGCCCCGTGATCTACGGCGAGGACTGGTGTTACCTGTTACAGAAAAATCACAGGTCGAGCTGTGAGGTAGACGTGAGAACCAAGAAGATCTTTCTCCATCATGGTTATGGCGGCGGCGGTGAAGCTGGTCGAGGCATAACCCAGCATCAGGCTACACGAAGCCAGTGGCAAGCGGACTGCTTTATCAGCGGTCACATACATAGGCGCAACACCGATCACAATGTGATCACCAGTGTGAGCGCTAAAGGACGCATCGAGACTACTGACCAATGGTTCGTTCGGTGTGGATCGTATAAGCAGGAGCTTGATTGCTCCTGGCACATCTCACGAGGTGCCGCAGCTCGCCCGCTGGGTGGCTGGTGGATCACGACCGAGATGCAGCGCACGGCCCAAGCGACCACCTACAGCACATTCCCGGAGCAACCATGAGATCGCATAAACCACCACGACATGAGGTCAGGTTTCATGATGCGCCTGGATGCAAGCCGCCCAGAATCTGTTCTTCAAAGCGTGGTTACGGTTACCAATGGAGACAGCTTCGCAAGCTGGTTTTTGCTCGCTCTCCGCTCTGCGTGAGATGCGCAGCACCTGCAACCGATGTTGACCACATAATTGCTAAAAGCCACGGCGGAACTGACTCCCTCGACAACCTTCAAACCCTATGCCACACGTGCCACGCGCTCAAAACATGGCATGAAGACAAGGTCGGTGGTGGTTTCGTCAAGCTCTCGGCGAGGCCTCAAAAATGACCATTTTTGGAGCAAAAAAGGGGAGGGGGTCTTTTTTGTTCTAGGAGGGGCTAGTTCACCTCGCGTGGTATCAGTTTACAGATTTTCACGATTTTGGGCCTTTTTTATGATGTTTATGGAGTAGTTGGATGAAAGGTAGAAAAAAAACACCGACGGCGATACTGAAAATGCGAGGCTCGTGGCGTGCAAAGACGCGCCCTGGCGAACCCGCTCCGAGCGCATCGCAACTCGACTCGCCTGAGTTTCTTGGGCCTCGTGAAAAGAATATTTTCGACCAGATGAGCGAGGCTTTGTTCCGGGTCGGCGTACTCACCGAGATCGATGGGTCAGCGCTCTCTCGTTATGCGGTTTGCCTGGTCAGATGGATTGATGCGGAGACCGCTTTGTCCGCTGGAACTCCCACGCACATCGAGGTCATGGGTGATGACGAGAAGCCGAAAGGTTACAAAGAGACCCCAGCGTACATGGTGAGTTGCAAAATGCACGATCAACTTTTAAAGTTGGAGTGCCAGTTCGGCCTGACACCAGCATCAAGACCTAACCTTCAGTCGTCGAATACCAAAGACGGCATCGTGGACATCATGAGGGCTATACAATAGCAACAAGGGCGCCCAGTAAAAAGAAACCGGTCACGCCGAAGGATCACCCGATCGTTCGGTTCTTTGGTGACCACCTACGCCACACGAAAGGCGAGTGGGCGGGTACGGGTTTCGTCCTGGCTGAATGGCAGCGGGCCTTCCTGAATGATCTCTTCGGCACGGTGCGCAAGGATGGCTTGCGCCAGTACCGCACCGCCTACCTCGAGGTGCCTCGCAAGAATGGGAAGTCAACGCTTGCCGCTGGCATCGCCTTGTTCTTGCTCTGCCTCGATCGTGAAGAGGGTGCGGAAATCTACAGCGCAGCGAGCGACAAAGATCAAGCCTCGATCGTATTCGACCAAGCCTGCCAGATGATCGAAGAAAACCCAAACCTCGCTTCAATGCTTCGCATCTACCGCAACAAAACCATCGAGCACAAAGCCTCGAACTCGTTCTACAGATCGCTATCAAGCGACGCCTTCACGAAGCACGGGCTGAATGCTCATGGCGTCATCGTCGACGAGGTTCATGCTCAACCAAATCGAGAGCTCTGGGATGTGTTGACCACCAGCACCGGAGCGAGACGGCAACCGCTCACGCTCGCGCTTACGACCGCAGGGCATGATCGCCAAAGCTTATGCTGGGAACTTCGCCAGTACGCTGAAGGGGTTAACGATAAGCTCATTCACGATCCGACTTTTTATTCTCGGATTTACACATCGACGGGTGACTGGAAAGCAGAATCAACTTGGGCCGAGGCTAACCCGAACTATGGCGTCACGGTCAAAGCGGATTATTTTGTGAAGGCAGTCGCTGAAGCTTCTGCCAACCCTTCCCGAGAGAACGCTTTCAGAAGATTACACTTGAATCAGTGGACATCGCAGGAGACGAGATGGATCTCGCTCGAGCGTTGGGACTCATGCGCCCGCGATTTCCCTGACCTTTCCGGGAGGATGTGTTTTGGAGGGCTCGATCTTTCCTCGACCCTCGACTTGACGGCCTTCGTGCTTCTCTTCCCACCGATCGAACCGAACGAACCCTACTGGGTGTTGCCAACCTTCTTTGCCCCAGCAGACGCGGCACGAGAGCGCGAGCGCAACAACAAACACCGGCTCGATGATTGGGAACGCCAAGGCTTGATCGTGACTACGCCAGGGCGATCGCTTGACTACCGAGCGGTGACAGCGGTCATCGAATCGATGGCGCAAAAGTACAACATTCAAGAAATCGCAGTCGACCGCTGGAATATTAATCAGATCAGTAAAGACCTCGAAACGCTGGGAAAGAATAACGGTCGACCCGACTGGCTCGTTGGTTTCGGACAAGGCTTTGCCGCGATGACCGCCCCCTCAAAAGAATTAGAAGTCTTGGTTCTCTCCGAGAAGATTGCTCACGATGGAAACCCAGTCTTGAGATGGATGTTTTCCAACGTGCAGGTCGAACGAGATAACGCTGGCAACATCAAGATGCACAAGGGGCGAGCAGTCGAAAAAATTGACGGCATCGTGGCAACCATTATGGCGCTCGGACGGGCGCAGGTCAGCACCTTAAACGCAACGAACATCTACGACACCCAAGGGATCACACTACTATGATTAACGCAATTAAAAGCTTCGTGACTCGGGCGCTTTCCCTTTCTGGTGGCAACCTCAAAGACCCTCGCTTGAACGAGTTTTTCGGGGGTGCTGCATCGGATTCCGGCGTGAGTGTTACCCCTGATTCTGCTCTCACCTATAGCGCTGTTTATGCTGCGGTTCGCTGCATTGCGGAGTCGGTATCCTCACTGCCGCTCAACTACTACGAGCGACTTCCAACGGGTGGCAAAGCCCACGCCAAGGCAAACCCGCTGCACACCCTCCTTCATGACGAACCCAATCCCGAGATGACCTCGTACCAGTGGCGTGAGGCATCGATGGCGCATCTCCTTCTCTGGGGGAATTCTTACAGCGAAATCGTGCGCGATCTCGAGGGCAACGTGGTCGAGCTCTGGCCCATTGACCCCACGATTGTGACACCTCGTCGCACCGATTCGGGCGAGCTTTACTATGATTTAAACCGAGGCAAGACCTTTATCACCGCTGCGAATATGTTGCACATTCCTGGGCTTTCCTTCGATGGCGTCTCAGGCATGAGCCCGATCTCGCTGGCCCGTCAGTCAATCGGGTTATCGATGGCAATCGAGCAGTTCGGTGCTGGCTACTTCGGACGAGGAGCTCGGCCCGGTGGCGTGCTGACATTCCCAGGACAACTCAGTCCCGAGGCTCGGCAGAACTTGCGCAGATCGTTTGAAGAACTTCATGCCGGTGGTGCGAACTCGCACCGAGTCGCTTTGCTCGAGGCGGGCCTAAAGTGGGAAGCGATTGGCGTGCCCCCAGATGATTCGCAGTTCTTGCAGTCGCGAGAGTTCCAAATCATCGAGGTGGCGAGGTGGTTCAACTTACCACCCAACAAGCTCAAGGACCTTTCCAAGACGAGTTACAACAGTCTTGAGCAAATGGAAATCAGCTTCGTTGTGGACACCCTTCGCCCTTGGTTGGTTCGGTGGGAACAACAGCTTAATCGCAAAATCATCAGGCCTAAAGATAAAGGAAGTTTCTTTTTTGAGTTTAATG